CTGGTCGCATATCCAAGAAGGACACCTCCATTTGCACTTGTGTCAAAACCTGACCACGCTTCTGTTCTCGATGCAATCGAATAAGGCAATGTCCACGTTGTTTTCTTTGTTGTTGCGTCATAACTACCTGCTGAAACTCTCACCCCTGCAGGAGTTGCAGTAGTAGTTGAGACACGCCGATCCAAAAGGAAAGGATATGGAGCTCCTGCAACAGGCTCACTAAGACGATCCATGACTGGAATCTTCTCTAGATAAACCTTGGTTCCATACCTAACTAACGTATAAAGAGTTTCTCTTACACATAAGATCTGAAGAATTTCATCGGCTCCCGTCAATTCCCAATGACTCCAACTCGATTGAGCCCTTTCAACTCCTTGTCCAGTGTTCCGCACAAAATATTTATAAACGTAAATCCGATTCTTATGTCCTGTTTTTGAGCTGATGCCAAATATGGCATTACTCGTATCATTGACCGTTAATTTGAATAAACCACTAGGGACATAAGCAGATACATATCCAGATAAATCTGCAGCATCAGCAGTTAAAGCAGTACCAGCACCTCTAACACTGAACTCACGGAACTGAGCCCAATCACCGTTACTTTGAGCAAAAATTATTCCTCCCCCTGATTGTTGGGGCCTAACAGCTACATCTGTTTCAAACTGCGTCAACACAGTGATTTGAGCTGTAGCTGGAGTTAAAACGGTTTCTGCTGCATTAAATCTAAATTGATATTGAGAACTGAAAAGAATTAACTCATCTTGATATGGCACTGCATATCTAAGGACTGAAACTTTGTTATTAGAAGCAACTACATCAATGGGATCAGAATCAAGAATCGTTGTAACTGTTTCAGGCCAGAAATTAAAGAACTCTCTTACACGACTAAGAATCACATTCTCATCAGCTAAGAATCCAAGACGGTTCTTGTAAATGAAAATATCGTTAATGGCATGGCCTATGAAACTTGGATCTGGAGCAGTATCATAATCACCTGCTGCCCTTTGACCCCAAGTCGGCATCTTAACTTCCCAAGCAACTCCATTCGTAGTACCAGTAAGAACATATCCATCTGCAGGTCCAAAGAAGAAGCTACTATCTGGAAGCCTTACCAAAATATGAGGCATCGTGTCTTCATCTATTTCATACTCAACGCCTGGGCTAACAGTTTCCACCCATAAACCTTCACCAAATGTTCCACTCTTCGGTACGAACTCAACGTAATAACCGTCGAAATTATTACCAGGATCACCTTCAATCTCTATCTGATAACCATTCGGCGCAATGGTTGGCAGCTCTGTAAATGTTTGAACCTTAGAAAGAATTGCCGTTATATCAGCATTGGCTCTTGCATCAGTAGCAGCCAATGTAATTGCACTAGATGATTGAAGCCAAAGAACTGAACCAGATCTCGTAATAGAAATAGACTGCCCGTTAATTGTGCCAGGTGTTGCTGGATCTACGTTTGTGACCGTTGCTATATGAACTGGTGTCGTTATTAAAGGGTCTATTTTCTTAACGGTTGCAATATGGACATCAGTTATAGGATCTACTTTCTTAACCGTTGCAATATGAACAGCAGTGGTATCACTCCCGCCATCTAATATGTTCTTTGCAACTTTAATTTGATCACCCACTGCATAACCATTTCCATGATCTGCAACAGCAGAAGAAACTTTAATTTCTGTTAAAGCACTTCCATCCATAATTAGATCAAGCTTTAATCCTGATCCGCTTCCATCTGTTGTGGTCGTTACGTTAGTTGTCGTTGTGTTTTCAGTTACCCCAGACGGTGTTTCATTTGTTAAGTAAAGCGTAGTTTCTTTTGCTGGACTTGTATTAATACTGTCTGATCTTCCATCTAGGACATTGTTCTTTACATAGATTTTATCTCCTATTGCGTAACCACTTCCGTTCTGGTTTGCATCAATGGTGAAACCTGTTAAGGCACTCCCGTTCATTGACAAATCAAGCTTTAACCCCGTTCCAGTTCCATTAGTTGTTGTAACAGTACCGTTTGTCGTGGCGTTTATCGTTACCCCGGATGGGTTCTGGTTTGTTAAATAATCAGTTGCATCTGTTTTTGGACTTGTGCTGATGCTATCTGAACCACCTAAGACAGTACCCGGTACATAAATCTTGTCTCCTATTACATAATTAGTTCCATGATCACCATCACCAGAAACGACTAGGCTAGTTATACGTGAGCCATTCATCGTCACGTTTAGCGTTAAACCTGTTCCTAATCCATCAGTGGTGGTAGCAGTACTAGTAGCTGTTGTGTTCTGAGTAACGGTTGGCTCCTCTATCGTTAGATAACCTGTTGTAATTAAGCCTGTTCCTGAATTAATGCTGCCCGGATAAAAGGCATTCATTAATCGTTCTGCTATATCAGCAGTACCAATCCTGTTCTCTGTAACAGTAGGATCACCCTCCGAATCTGTCCCTGCTATGACTGGAGCGACAGCCGTTGTAACAGTTACTAAAACACCATTAACAGTTAATTTGTACTCGTTTCCATACGAAGCTCCCCTCACCCAAACCATTGCTTCATGTGTTGAAGGACGGGCCGTTGCTGGAGCCGTCGCCGCCTTCATCGCAGGAACCTTTGTCGTATTTGATATGAACGTATAATCAGCAATCGTTACAGCTCTAATATTTTGCTTCGCATCTGTAAGTGAACTTATGTAGTTAAGCGCATTGACTCTATAAGCAAATGACATTGAGTTCCCTTCTAAGTCATAGACTTTGATTGATGAACTCGCTACAACTGCTAAATATTCCTCTACGTTATCTCTTAAAATACTGTGGATAAAGCAATCTCCAAAAGAAGAATTTGAGACTTCTGCTAATAATTCACTTGCATCTCTCTTTCTAAGTCCCTCCATAATGGAAGACATTCCATTGACCTGAATCTCACCTTGAGATGGATCTCTTTGTGCATCAGGTTGTTGACTGATTCCCTGCGAGAGATTGGGAATTGGATAAGAGACTAAAGCCATTAGAGTCGAATACCTGCACTAAGACGACGAGTCATCAAACCACTAGCAGGTTCATACGTTCTAAATGGCAACCGATCACGACCACCTGTTAAGAGATTTGGTTGTTCCTGCCTTTGCTCCATTCTTTCTAAAACTATCTGTGCATCTTTTTCATCTTGTGCGGTGAACTTATAAGCAGCCTCATCACCTAAAACACGAGCAACAAATACACGAGCAGATCTAATTATTATCCACCTGTTATAAGCCTCTGGAGTCTCTGACCATGACAACATCCTAATGATGTCAGCATCAATCTTTGTAAGAGCCGTCTCCATCGTATAAGAACGATTTGTTGTGTCATAAATCCTTTGTCCACGCTGAATATAACGATTAGCATAGATATAAGGATCTAAGGCAAACTCAATAATATCTGTCGGAATTTCAATCTCTCCATTGTCATTTTTCGAGAAAGGATAACAATGTTCTGTATTCCAACTCCAGCCCTTAATTTGACCTTCTTTATGAAACTCAAGGAGCGTTCTCTCCGCTATTCGAGCATCCTGAATTTGAGTCAAATCAAGTGTGTTTATCGGCTGTTCGCCAATACATTCCAATAGGACATTTACAGCATCAAGAAGAGAACTTCTTCCTGGTGTGACCTTTTCATTTGCTAGACCCATAAGATCACTACAACCACGTAATACATATTGTATTAGACATAAAAAAAAGAGGCCAGTTTTTACTGACCTCTTAGCAGACCGTATCCAACTTAAGGGATAACAATCTTCGCTGCAGCTTCTGCACGAAGAACTCCCATCCCCAGGGCTTGTCTCGCCACAAGTAAATCCGATTGGTGAACAACCCTAAATTCTTCACCTGTCATTTGAAGACTTGGAGAAAGAAGAGTAACCACTCCGACGGCCTCCTTATTAAAAACGAG